GCAGTTTCGTAAATTTCGTTTTTATTCATTTTAAATAACCCCCTTTGATGATTATTTCAATACTAATTATACAGTGGACACAATTTTATTTTAACTCCCATTAGAGAAGTTTTTGAAACAGGTGAAAATTTTAGTTTTACACCGACAGGACAGCATATAGAGCAATGGATTACAACAAGAGGTGGTGAATTGATTGTTAATTTGACGCAAAAACAGCTTGAAGCGGTGAGAGCTGTTTTGAGACACTACACGGTCGAGGCACCGGTTAGTCCGCAGGAATTGGGCAGGATATTGAGACCAATCATAGGCTTGACTCCAAAGCAAGCGACAGCTGTTCAGAGATTCAGAGACAGTCTTATAGTTGAAGGAGTAAGTATGCAGCAAGTGGAAAAACAAACTTTGCGATATGCTACACAGCTACACAGATTCAGAGCAGAAAGGATAGCAAGGACAGAGCTTGCTCTTGCGTATAATCATGGGCAATATGAAGCGATAAGACAGGCTCAAGAGCAAGGAATAATTCAAGGCAAAGTGCTAAAAGAGTGGCTGACGGCAGATGATGAACGTGTGTGCGAGTTTTGTGGGCCGCTCGATGGTCAGGTTATAGGCTTTGAAGAGACGTTTGTAACTGGCATGAAGTCATCAATGACAACGTTAGTCCCACCTGCACACCCACTGTGCAGGTGTTCTGTTGGTTATAGAGTTGTGGAGTAAAGGAGGTGAGATGATGGAACAAAAGGGCTTTAAGTTTGATATGAAATCCATAGACGAACAGGGCATTTTTGAGGGTTATGCTGCCGTATTTGGCAATGTAGATTTGGGTGGAGATGTGATAGAACCCGGAGCGTTTAAAAAAACGCTGCAGGAAAACCCGAGAATGCCAATTTTGTGGCAGCATGACCCGAGAGAACCCATCGGGGTAACTTTAGAAGCTTATGAGGATGGCAAAGGCTTGAGAGTTAAAGGGCAGCTAAACCTTGAGACAACAAGAGGTAGAGAAGCTTACGCACTTTTGAAGCAGGGAGCTCTTAAAGGACTTTCTATCGGCTATGATGCAGTCAAGGAAGTTTGGGAAGGCACAAAGCGCATTTTGAAAGAAATAAGGCTTTGGGAATGGAGCTTAGTGACCTTCCCGATGAACCCGCTTGCACAGGTTGCAGAAGTCAAGGCGGTTGTGCCGTTCCAAGACTTACCGCTTGCAAGTGAAGATAGGTCTTGGGATGCGGATGTAGCAAGAGCAAGGATAGCTAAATGGGCAAGCAGCGACGGGAGTGGTGACAAAGACAAAATCGACTGGAGTAAATATCGAAAAGCTTTCTTGTGGTATGACGAGGAGAACAAAGAAAACTTTGGGGCTTATAAACTGCCAATCGCTGACGTGATTGATGGTAGACTCATGGCAGTACCACGGGCTATCTTTGCAGCTGCTGCTGCAGTCCAAGGTGCAAGAGGCGGAGTGAACATACCAGAGAGCGACATACCGGCTATTAAGCGACATCTTGAAAAGTACTACAAGAAACTTAATAGAGAACCACCATGGGCTGAAAAAAGCAGCGATCTTAATATGCTTTTATATGCTGTTATAGGAGCTACTCATGAGATAAAAGCTGGCCGTGTTTTATCGGCTGCTAATAGAGCTCTTGTGGAACAAGCTATTCAGGCATTACAGGCACTCCTTGCAGCTGCTGAGCCGGATAATTCCACTCAGGGCGATGGTAATTCACAAGAGCTATTAGATAAATCAATTCAAGAACTAAAAAAACTGTTGGAGGTGTTTTAAATGGATGAAAAGATTTTAGAATTGCACAAACTTATCAAAGAGCTGAGAGACAAGTTTGAAGCAAAAGAAAAAGGATTCTACACAAAAGCCGAATTCGAGGAATTCGAGGCAAAAATAAATGAGAGGATTGCACAGCTTGAGACAATGCTCAAGAGACCACCCGTCGATGTCAAAGATGTTGTACAACCAAGCGGAAAGAAAGCAGCATTTTTCAAGTTTATGCGTGAGAGTATTTCTGCATTACTCCCTGAAGAGAGAAAGGCTTTAGTATCCGACGCAACAGGACAAATACTTATTCCGGAAGAGTTAGAAGCAGAAATCTACAGGGAACTGCCCAAAATCACGATTATCCGTAGCTTAGCAACTGTAAGGCAAATCAGAACTGACAGGATTAGAAGAAGAAGCTTAACAGAAGTAACTGTCGGCTGGGGCAAACTTGAAACAGGAACAGCTATTGCTGAAAGCACACCTACACCGTCTGAGGAATACCAGTATGTTGAGGATTTGTACGGTTTAACCAAGATTGGTGAAGACGAGCTTATGGATACTGACGTTGCACTTGAGGCTATCATTGTTGATTCCTTCTCAAGAGCGATAGCAGAAGCAGAGGATAAAGCATTCATTACAGGTACAGGACATGCTAATAAACAACCTGAAGGTATCTTGAATAGCACAGATGTTGAAGTTGTCAATGCAGGGCAACCAGCTGCTATTACCGCAGATGATATTTTGAAACTCATCTATGAAGTGCCTTCTCAGTACAGGAAGAATGGCGTCCTGATTGTAAACAGCAAAACTGAATTGGCTTTGAGACTCTTGAAGGACAGCAACGGACAGTACTTGTGGCAGCCATCATTACAGGCAGGAGCACCATCCACATTTGCGGGTTATCCTGTATACAATCAGGACGATATACCAGTAATACCCGCTGCTGGCACTGCTGCTAAAGTTGCGATATTCGGCGATATAAGAAGCGGATACAGGATACTCGATAGACTGGGCATGACAGTGCAAAGATTGACAGAGCTTTATGCAGAACAGGGATTAATAGGCTTCAAGGTACACTACAGAGTTGGCGGTGGAGTCGTAAGACCTAATGCATTAAGGGTACTCCAAGTACCAGCTAACTAAGGTGATGGTCAATGAGAGTTAGGATTTTAAGAAGCATTGCAACAGCGAGCCGGGGGTTTGTCCCCGGCTCTGTTATTAATGTTGATGAGGAATTAGCAAGAGCATGGATAAGAGCAGGTATTGCTGTTGAGGACAAAAGCCTCGATGGACCAAGCGAGGTGAAAGATTATGTATCTGAAATTGATAACACCACCAGCAATAGAACCAGTGACGTTGGAGATGGCAAAGTTACATCTAAAGGTAGACGGAACAGATGATGATATGCTGATAAGCAATCTCATCGTTGCAGCACGGCAGAAATGCGAGGAATACACAAGAAGGAGCTTTATAACGCAGGTTTGGGAACTTGGAATAAGCGACAATAAACAAGCTATCATTCTGCCAAGACCACCTGTGCAGGAGATAATTAGCGTTGTGCTTGATGGTGAGACGCTACCAAGCGACGTTTACAAACTTGCAGGAAATGACGCTCTTTATCTTAAGATAGCTGCAGTATCGACCGAGTATGATGGATTAGTTGTCCGATACAAAGCAGGCTATGGAGACACGCCAGACAGCGTGCCACAAGCAATTAGGCAAGCAATTCTAATGCTTGTTGCACATTTATATGAGAGCAGGCAAGGAGAAGCTCCAGCAGCAAACTATGAGATACAAGCGAGGAAAGATATTCCCTACGCTGTTGCTTCGTTGTTGCAGCCTTACAGGGTGATGATGCTATGATTGGCAAGTTGAGACACAGGATAACGATACAAGAACTCATAAAAGTTGACGACGGTTATGGAGGCACAGTAGAAACATGGCAGAATATAGCAACTGTTTGGGCAGCGATTGCACCATTGCGAGGAAGTGAACGTTATACAGCACAGCAAGTGCAGTCTGAGCTAACGCACAAGGTAACAATACGTTATCGTGCAGGAATAAAAACACAAATGCGCATAGTGTACAAAGATANAATATTCGAAATAGAGGCAATTATTGACGTAGAAGAACGTCGTCAATGGTTGGAGCTTCTATGTAGCGAGGTGGTGTCATGAAAGTAAAAGTCGAAGTAAAAGGAGTGCAAGAGACAGTTGACAAGATACTCAAAATCAACGAGAAAGCGAAAAAAAAA